TATTATGTCTTAGAGCATCGTATACTCCCTCTACTTGGTATTTCCTTGGAGCATGAGAGCAGATGGACTTCATATAATCCTTGACACCCTCATATGATATCCCTTCATTAACTTCAAAGGGAGTACCGTAGTATTCGTTATTTACAAATTCGTATGTATAGTCGTGCCTGTTACAGAAGGCAATAATCTTATCAAGTAATCCGACGTAGATTTGTCCGTTAGAGGTGGAGAATAATCGAATCTTTCCGTCCCAATACTTGTTACGGTATTGAGGCATAAACTTTGCACCTTCCACGTCGAACGTGAAATAATCTGACAGTTCATGATAGACATGAGGTTCGGCTTGTATCTGGAGAAAAACCTCATTCTTCTTTCCTATAACAACGTCAGTCCTCACACATATCCATACATCTACAGGTATTTATTTACCTTATGTCAAGTCTGTTTAATCTTTTTTTGATAAACAAATTTACCATCAATTTTCATATACTTATATCCTTTTGCATCATAACGTATAGTACCGTCAGGAGCTCCCAATTTTAATCCCTTATTCCAAGGAGGAGCAATACTTGGAATTAAAACCCACTCTCCATTTTCTTTTCTATATTTACTAGAATTTCCTTTATGATGCCTAATACTTCCATCTGGTAAAGCATGAGATGCTTCCTCCATATTTTCTTTATGGGTTCCCCATCTTAAATTTCTATAATCATTACATCTATTTCCTTTATCACCATGTAATACTTCAGTATAACCATGTGGATTAGGAATCCAAGCTTCTGCAACTAATTGATGAATGCTTCTTTTTTTATATCCCACATTTTTACCATTTTCATCATACAAATATATGTTTACACCTTCATACATATATTCCTTACCATAATTAGGATTACCTCTTAACTGAGTTGTCATTTCAATTAATCCATACTCATTCACTTCTCCATATCTTCCGTTTTCATCACATCGACGAGGTTCTCTATATGCAACACCATACTTACTTATATAATAATGTGGGTACTTAGTTGGTTTAATATGATCTGGTAAATTGATGGGAGGAAAATTATTTACCCATTTCTTTTTTGGTTGATCTTTTTTAAAGTATCCTTTTGGTTTTTTTACATATACCCATTCTCCATTTGTATATCTCCACTTTACATTTGGATTTGAAGGATAAATTTTAATATCTCCTTCTTGGGGATTTGCGAATAATACTTTTCCTCTTGCCATTAACCTAATCCAGCGTTAAATCTCATAAATTCAATAGCATTCTTAATTTGATATGTTCTATTTTGTATCACTTTAAGAATACTTTCTAAGTATACCAACATAGTATCATAGTAGTCAATCTTTAGGGAAGCATTAGATAACTTATCATCTGCATCAAGATACTTAGTCATAGTATCTTTATCCCTAATCTTTTTACCAAAGGGATTCTCTACATAGACTTCTGGGTCTGCTTTCCCACTAAAATACTCATACCGTTCATGACGGATATTCTTCCTTTGTTGTTCTGCTTTCTTTCTTAAAAGGAATATAGTATTATATAATTCAAAATATTTAGCATGAAGAGAGGGGATATTCAATGATTCTTCGTGTAGATTATCTCTGTCTATCTTAGCATCATTCTCCCACATCTCTTGAATTGCTTCAAGATTAATAGTCATTTAGCATTTATGAAGTGGATTATTCTCCAAATCGGTTAGTGTATATACAGTATACTTGAAAGATACGTCTGCTGTAAAGTACTCTACATCAGTATCTGTAGCATCGAACTGGACTGTTGATAGTGAATAAGGAAATAGATCACTAAACACAACCTGGAATGCTGGAACTAAATTATTACTTAAGATTTGAAGTGTTCCATCAGAATATATGTTATCACCACTCCTTGCAAAACCAAATCCACCAAGAACTGATTGCTCTGTTAAGTCTTGGAATTCATCCATATTCTCTGGATAACCTAATCCACGTATCCAATTTTGTATCTCCATAAAATTATCAAGATCCTCATCAACTAAGAATCTTAATTGAAGATCACCAAATTGAATCTTATCACCTGGAATGGGTATATCTTTAAATGGCGTAGGTTGATCTGCTACACCAAGAGTCATTTCTGGTATATTGGCTTGATTACAAAAGAATGCAACTGAAGGACTTCTCTTCAGGGCAAATTTAAAACCAAGTGGTGATAGAAAATTCCTATTCTCTATAGGAGTTGTTCTATTCTTCTTCGTCAAATCTGCCATTACTCATTCCTATTCATTTGTTCTTCAAGTTTTTCTTTTGCTGCCTTTATGCCAGCAAGTCTTACTTCCAATGCATCCTCATAACGATCAAGCATTTTAAGTTTGAATTTTTGACGGTCTTCGTGACTCATCTTATTTTTACAAAACATGGTAGAAAGCAGGTCTCCTACCTATATTTAGACAAAAAAAAGAGGGATGTTGAACCCTCTTTTTTATTAATAATCATCAATAGAAACTAAATTTTTACCATTTAGATCATGCTTTCCATCTACTTGAGGAACTGCTCCAAATATAGAATAAGGAAGTGTTTCTGGTTGTTTAATTTCAAAATCATCTTTTTGAAATACTGCTCCTATTTCACTCACATGTGGAGATTCATTAACTAATCTAAAAGTTACATCATTGTAATATGATAACTTATTTACAAAGTTTTTCATATTTTTCCGTGCTTCCTCTGGTGTATTAGCATTAGTATAAAGAATGAAAGATGGTGGTGCTTTCTTTTTAGCAATAGAACCTAATACATGCTGGCACCATGCCCTCATTGGATAGGATTCACTATCTACACACAGCAAATAAAGACCTTTTTTGTTACTCACCTCATATCCAACATTATCTTTAATCCACTCAATCCACCCACCTGGAGTTCTTTTAGCTATTGCACTAGACCCTGCTGGTCCTCTTTTAAGAATACCATCAATGATTTTAGTGATAACACCACCAGCATCACTAAAGAATTTTTCAACTCGTGCTTCTCCATATAACCAACTATTAATTTCTGCTCTACTGCAGATAAGTTCACCTTTTTCAATTATCGCAACACCTGCTTGGATAAAATCTTCCATCTTAGGTGATTCTGAAGGAAGATGGTAGTTTGCAACTAAACCATTAGTGATATAATTTCTAGAAAATCCTACATCCTCAGATGCTTTTTCATAATGGTAGTTTGCCTTTGGCATCCACCGTTCACCATTTTTCTTTGCAGATTCTATTCTACCTCTACCATCTCTAGGCTTACCATCAGTACCATAACATACTGGCCAAAACTTAGTTAAAAATCCTTCATTATTATAACTTACTTGAAGAGAAGATATTCTTCTACTTCTTTCTTCGGGACTTTCTGTCCTGATTGCTAGATTCCAGTAATCTGGATCTTCTAAATCTACTGTATCTAAATCTAACCAATCAATACTTTGAAATACTGCATCGTTTTGTTCACGAGGTTCCATACCCTCATAATCGGCAAGGTCGATGATACCTTGGCCATTAAAACCTTTTTTAGTTGTCATAACTACCACTCGTAAAATACACTTGGGTGTTCTAAGTCGCCGAAGCATTTAAGAACATAATTATATAGTATCATAAGATTTTCAACTTGTCAAGCCATAAAAAAAGAGACCCCCGAAGGAGTCTCTTGAAATGTGAATGGAATATATCCATCTGTATCACATGAGGTTCTTAACAGCAACGCGACGATAGTAGCGGTTGGCGTTAACGGTAAGGCTACCGAGACCTTGAGTAGTACCTTCTGCAAATGGGTTGGCAACGATACCATATCTGGTCTTGAATCCAATCTTGGGCTGGAAGGAGTTCTCTCCGACGGCACGTACCATTTGTAGCGGAACGTAAGGACAATAGAATAGTCCAGCGTCATAAGGTGAGGAACCTTTGTAACCAACAACGTAGTACTGGTTACCACCTGTAGCATTACCTGCTGTGAGGTTAGCAGAATAAGGATCGATGTATACACGATACTTACCTTGCAGAACACCAGCGAAGGTGTTACCAGTGTCGTCAACGTTAAGGTTAGCGTTGAGTGCGGGGGTGTAGTCTAGAACACCAGCCATGGTCAGTGCTGAAGCAACGTCAGCAGAGCACATGATGATGTTGCCCTTTCCGCGACGAGTTCTTTGTGCAATTGCGTTTGCATCTCTCTCGATTTGGAATAGGAGACCCTTGAACTTCTCAACCGACCATCTACCATTGGAGTCGATGTCTAGATCGAACTCACCAGCGGTAGCAACGTTAGAAACAGCGCCTTGCTCAGCAACCTTATAGATTGTTCTAATGACTTCCCTGTTGATTTCAGCAAGGATTTCAGTAGAAAGGATGTTAGCAAGTTCTGCCTCAGCGTTAAGACCATGAATAGCCTTAAGGTCTTGAGCGAGTTCTAATGAGTACTCAGCTTTGAGTGCACGTGACTTCGCTGTAACGGTGACTTTCTCGATTGAGAATGCCATCTGGTTGAAGGCATCATCGCCTGAACCAGCAAGTTTTTCAGCGTAGTCTGTACGCATACCTTCACCTACATTATAGAGTAGGTTCTTGGCAGCGGATGTTGGGTTAAGAACTGCAGGGTTAGTACCAGTTTGTGAAGTAGTACCAATACCAGCGGCCTCATTTGCCCAACCAGTTGTTGCACCCAGACCAGCATTCTGTCCAGAGAAAGCAGAATCTGCTTCGTTGTAGAATGCTTCTGTTCCACTCTGAGTAGAGTAGCGGGAGCGCATTGCGAAAATAAGTCCAGTAGGACCGGACATTGGCTGTACACCAGCAAGATCGTATG